CTTGTTTTTCGGGAAGATCTGCTGATAGTCGCGAGGCTTTTCCTCCGATGGAATAACCGCGCAACTTTCCTGTTTTAACCATGTCCCAAGCCCAATCTTCCCATTGAACGCCTAAGAACACGGTATTAGGAGGATATGTCGCGCTTGTTTTACTTCCATCTGCTTTGACCATAGGAACAGTGAGTTCGTACGGGAATGTCATTATTTCTACCCATTCACCTGCTACAACATCTTTGTTATGTTGAAGTCGGATACGGCGATCATTTGACTTAACATAATCCCACACCGCTTTTTGTAGTTCGTCTGCGTCTGTCCATTCGTTATGAGCATCAAGGCGATCAGGAATATACATCGGTGCTAAAGTAAACTTTCTTTCTTCATCTGCCTTGATAACATCCATTGACTTTTCCGCATTTTCGGCGCGACGCACAATTGATTCTGCCCAAGATTTTGCAGGGTCTCCGCCCCACGCTGCCCAAGCAACTCGTCCTGGACTTGGATATTTTTTACTTCCAGGCTTGTAACCTTCGCCAAGTGCGTCTTTTTTGTGTCTAATTAAATAAGAGTTAATGCGTCGGATTGTACGCAACGAAACAGGACGACCAGCCGCTAACTGTGCTGCGCGAGCGCGACCAACATCGGTAAACCCATCTCCTTGATGACCTTCTTTGATCCAAGCGAGTGCCCGCTTTCCTTCTGCGATTACACCTGCGGGTGGAGTAAAGGTTTCATCTTCGGCGATCTTGAACATAGATTCAACTTCAACTTCTGCTTGCTTAACAACATATTCACGACCGTCGCTTGTCAATACTTCGCCGATTACAAAGTTATCTCCGCCATTTTCCCAATCATCAATAAGTGTGCGCACAACTGGATCTTCGGCTAATCCGAGTTCCTCGAGGTCGATTCCGTCAACTGGTATTTCCCACTTTGAGGAAGCAATAGCCTCGTCCCAATCGGGTTCTGATGGTAAACGAATACCCATCTTTTTAAGTCCATGAGAGATCCAATGGTGACTTTCGATTACTGTGTCGGAGTCAGGTGTCGCATACTTTTCGTGAAACTTTTTATGGAGATCGACTAGATCTTGTTCTGAGGATTTGACTACTGCGTCAGGGACATTGATATACAAAGCACGGAGTTGAGCCACTGCGTCACTGCGTCTTTTGTGGCATCCAACAACTTCTTTAGTGTCGGGCTTTTGAACTGCGTAGCCTTCACAACTTGGGTTGTCTGTGCTGATCTCGTATGGCATATATCCTCCGCCCTAAGTATCCACCAAACTAGGCGGGAAATGCCACGGGAAACGCCTTCATCGCATCTTCCTCACGGATCTCCGTCAGTGTACAGTCCCCTCCTGTTAACAACCGCATTAAACTCGTAGTTGTATCCCATGAACTTGTACTTGGGTTCCAGTGTTCTTGGTAGGTGATTCCGTGGGCTGGTCTTTTACGGTAAAGAGCAAAGATCGTCTTACCCATATCGGTTTGTCCGAAGTATGTAATCATATCTCCCTCCATTTTGAGTATAGCAGTCTTGCCTTGTTGTAAAAACTTAGCACCTTCTGTTATTGATCCCGCAAATCTTTCTCTTTTACTCATCAGGTGTCTCCGCCGTAACATCGATTATCTTCATATTTACTCCATTGATAACTTTATCTGAAACGCCTTCTACGGTAAATCGGGTTCCTCGAGCCAAAACAATTTCATATTCTTGACTTTTTGGAATTAGTACCCCTTTAGCGTCCATAGCGTCTATTCTTAGAATTGTTGCTGACTGACCTTCTTTGATTCCACCTAATACACCTCCACTTGATTTTGAAAAACCTGCCGCAGTAATCGCATCGGTAGTTGTAGATTGGAACAAAGGCGAAACAAAAGAATCACCTACTTTGAGATTATCGAGTCCTTTTGTTTGACCACGGAACAAATCTCCATCAAAGTCATCTAGCGGAGCCATATGTTCATCAAACTTATCGATAACTGATTGAGCCTCTTGTGAAGGATTTCCACTAAGTAATCCCCCTTGAACTCGACGATAATCTTCTCCTTGCCATTGTTGCGCTGCTACTTGAAATTGTTCATCTTCTGTGTAGTATTCGACCTTTTCTTCGTATTCTTTGAAGTTCCTGCGACCTGATTCAGTAGGAGTTGGGAATAGTCCGACACTTGTTCCTCCTCCGCCCTTAGATCCGCCCCCTGCGTGTGATTGCTGGCTATGTTGACCCGCATAATGTTTTTGAATTGTAAGAATCGGATCGCCCAAAGTCCCAACATCGCCCTTAGGGAATGGGACGCTTTTCGCGATCTCAACCATTTCTTTATCGATTCGGTCGATAACAATTGGGTCTCGAGTGTTTCTAATGCTTTTGTATAAATCGTGAGTCTTACTTTTCGACGCAAGCGACTTAGGTGTGTGGAATTGGAGTTCGAACATTTGTCCTGTCGGTGAAACGACTTGAGCGTTTACTCCAAGATAGGGACTTCCTGGCTTCCAATTGTTTATTACTCGAACTGTGTAGCCTTGAGATCTCAAATCAGTGATTACATTGTTGGTCATATCAATATAACCTGCTTCGGGTTTGACCATTGTGTAGCGAATAACATCTTTCATATTCCGCGACTCAACCGCGACATTTGTGGCGTTGTCCCTTGCTGTTGTTTGTATCTTTTCTGCGAGCGAACTTTGAGTCTTGAGTCGGTATTCTAATCCGACCATATCTCCGCCGTGTTCTTTGGATAAATCAATAACATCTCGGGTGATTTTAGGCTCGGACACACGCGCTGAATCTCGAAGATTATTTGCTGCTACATCTGCCTGACCGCGATCAAAACTTGTTGAGTTGCGAGGTTGGTTTAACTGATAACCCTCATACTGACCAGTAGGGGGAGTTGGTTCTTGAATTACCGCGCTAGGCTCTCCAGGAATTAAAACCGCAGTACAACGACAATTCGGATGAGCGGTAGGCATTAACTTACCAATAGAGAAATCTTTTTCCCATCCAACTATCTCACCGTTAAGTGCATTACAAATTGGACAAGTTCTTTCGTCGGGAGCAGTCATCCAACGCTTTTTACTATTAGGCGGAATCAATCCTTGTTGGTCTGCTTCCATCCAAGACATGAAGCGTCCTTGATTCGCTGCTTCTGCGAGTTCGGTTCGAGCGATTCTTTCGGCTCTTTGAGTCCACAATGTATTTCTATATCTTTGTCCGAGTGTCTCGGCTCTTGCTACTGCTTGTTGGTAAGACAAACCTTTGAGCGTTCCATCTTCAATTGTTTTTTGATAAAAGTTTTCTAGTGCTGTTGCCTGTCTTGAATCGAGACCAACTACTCGCTTGATTGATTCTCTTACCTGATCGGGATCTAACTTTGAGCGTAAACCATCTTGAATGATCTTAGATACTGCTTGGCGAGAGTATTCATTTACTTGGCGGATAGTTGAACCCGCACGAACTTGCGCCCAACCAATAGCACGAGGATCGGTTAAATTGAAGGCTGCTTCGTATCTGATCTTACTTGGTAACTTAGTGAGATTTAGATTTGCTGAGATCGCAACCTGCGCTGCCATTGTCGTCACAATTGGTTCGAGTGATTGAGTGAAGTTCGCCCACGGAACTTGGTTAGCAGCAGATAAAGGATTACCCGCCAATACTTCCGCCATAACACGACGGATTACTTCGGGATCTTCTACTTCGAGATTTAACTTACGCAGTGCCTCGAGGTACTGCTTTATTAGTTTTTTTTCGTTGGCTGTCAACGAACCATCCGTGACAATTAAAGGATCGTTCGGCTTTCTCGCTTTAAGGACATATGCCATTACAGCGTTTCTTCTATTACTGGCAACCCCGCTAAACCTCTCAAATACGCTTCCGTATTAGCATCAGGAGTAATAACGCCAGCCGTTACTAACTTGGATACATAGTCTGAGATTTCCGCTAGTTCAACATGGCTTACTTCGCTGTATGAGATTTCAGGAGTTTTTTCTAACTTCATGCCATTTAGGGTTAAGAGTCTTGGGATCGCGTGTTGGTTAATAACTTCTGCGATTGATTTACAAATTGCGTCAACTGCCATAGTCCAAAGATCGATTTTGCTTGATCCTAGTGCGAAAGATCCAACTCGCTCGTGTCCAAGAAGAATGAAGTCTGAAAGTACTGACATAGCGATTCTTTGGTCATAACGGGAGATAACTTTGTCTGTATCAAACTGGCGTGATCCACCTGTTGACAACAAAGTCATATCAAACATCTTGTTGCCGTTTTCGTTATACACCTGAGGGAAAACGATTCCTTCTTGTTCGTTTCGCTTTACATTTTGAACGATAGATTGAATCGCTGCTAATACTGCTTGCTGATCGGCGGTAGCAGTTGAGGACAAATACTCAGGCGGAACATAAGCAACGGGTAAACCTGCTAGATCGCGTTCAATACCAATTGCTTCGATTTCTTCGATACGCTTCTTGAAATACCACGGACGGTACGCGGTTCGGAGTAGTGATCTTCCTTCGGGATTGTTCTTCTGTGTTGAAGTTCTAAACAACAACGCCTTTTCAATTGGAATACGGT